TTTGACTCAGATGATGTGGGCAAGGACGGAGCCAAGGCAATCGCCAAGCTGCTCACCCCCAACAAAGCTAAGCTGATGACACTGCCCGAAGGTTACAAAGACCCCAACGATATGTTGAAGTCTTACCAACACTCGGCATTTGTCAGTGCATTCTGGGACGCTAAGGTTTATACGCCGTCAGGTATTATGAACCTTAGTAACCAGCTAGACGAATACAAACGTCTACGAACAGAGAAGCTACCGTCCATTCCATATCCTTGGTCTGGGCTTAACGCTAAGCTAGAAGGCATGAGAGCAGGTGAGCTGGTTACATTAACTGGCGGCACTGGTCTCGGTAAGTCTTCAGTAACCAGAGAGATAGAACACTGGCTCATCAATCACACAGAAGATAACGTAGGCATTGTAGCACTAGAAGAAAACTGGATGCGAACCGCCGAGGGTATCATGGCTGTTGAGGCCAACGCTAAACTACACCTAGACAAAGTCAAGAACGAGTTGGGTGACGACAAACTAGAAGAGTATTACCGCAAGGTATTCATGGGCAGTAACGAAGGACGAGTTTGGATTCATGCTCACCTCGGTGTTACCTGCCTCGAAGACATCTTCAGCAAGCTACGCTACTTGATTGTGGGTTTAGATTGCAAGTGGGTTGTTGTTGACCACCTTCACATGTTAGTTCTTCAAGCCTTGGAAGGCGACGAACGTAAAGCCATTGATGGTATTATGCACCGACTTCGCTCTCTTGTAGAAGAGACTGGTGCAGGGATGATACTTGTATCTCACCTTCGCCGCATTGACGGCAACAGAGGACACGAGAATGGTATCGAGACTGGACTCTCACACCTTAGAGGTTCACAATCTATTGCACAGTTGAGTGATTGTGTTATCGGTTTGGAACGTAACCAACAGTCAGACGACGAGGTTGAGGCTTCGACCACTAAGGTCAGGGTGCTCAAGTCCAGATACACCGGTGACGTTGGCCTTGCTTGTAGCTTACACTACGACAGCGCAACAGGACGACTCAACCAAGTAGATGACGGTGATAACTATGATGCCTTTGACGGAGATGAGCTATGAGTAATTTAGTATTTGACATCGAGGCTGACGGCCTTGACCCAACCAAGATACATTGTATTGTTGCTCAAGACGTAGACACTATGGATGTGTTTACGTTTGACAACACTCAGCTAGAAGAAGGTTACACCTTTCTAAAGAATGCAGACAAACTCATAGGCCATAACATCATCGGCTATGACTTACCGGCACTCAAGAAAGTAACAGGATTCGACCTAAGCAACAAGAAGATTGTAGACACACTGGTTCTATCCCGACTGTTCAAGCCTACAAGGGAAGGCGGTCACGGCTTAGAGTCTTGGGGTTATCGCCTCAAGTTCAACAAGGGTGACTACGGTGAGCAGGAAGATGCGTGGGATAACTACCGCCCAGAGATGCTAGAGTATTGTAAGCGTGACGTTGAGCTTAACACCAAGGTGTACATGGAGCTACGTAAAGAAAGCCGAGGCTTCACACCTACATCAGTAAAGCTAGAGCACAGTGTTGCTAAGATTATTGATGAACAGAAGCGCAACGGCTTTGAGTTAGACATGCAGAAAGCTATGCTGCTTGTTGCAATGTTTCAAGAGAAGCTTGCAGCTACAGAAGCTGAAGTGCATGAGACGTTCAAGCCCAAGGTTACTACACAGATACTCAAGCCTCAGTACACAAAGTCAGGTGGCTTAGCTAAGGTAGCTAAAGACCAACATGACAAAGGTGTCAGGATGACTGACGAAGAGTACACGGAGATGCTGAATAGCAACAAGCCAGTCAACCGTAAGACACACGAAGACTTTAATCTAGGTTCCCGCAAACAAATCGGTGAGCGTTTGATTGATGCAGGTTGGACACCGAAGAACTTCACACCTACCGGTCAACCAATCGTTGACGAGGGTACACTTAACAAGGTTAAGGACATACCCGAAGCTGCTCTGATTGCTAAGTATCTAATGCTTCAGAAGCGTTTGGCTCAGGTAAACAGTTGGATTAAAGCAGTAGAAGATGATGGCAGGGTGCGAGGTTATGTCAATCCCAATGGTGCAGTCACCGGACGTATGACTCATAGCCATCCTAACATGGCTCAGATACCTAGCAGTAACTCACCTTATGGTAAGGACTGCAGGTCTTGTTGGACTGTAAAGTCCGGTAACAAACTGGTAGGCATTGATGCTTCAGGCTTAGAACTTAGAATGCTTGCACACTATATGAACGATAAGGAGTACACAAATGAAATCCTCAACGGCGACATTCACACAGCTAACCAAAAACTTGCAGGACTTGAATCAAGAAATCAGGCAAAGACTTTCATCTATGCACTCCTTTACGGAGCAGGAGATGCAAAGCTTGGGTCAGTATCTAAGCAAGGTAAGGCAAGAGGTAGACAACTGCGAAACACATTTCTTGATAGTCTCCCATCATTTGCGGCTCTTATCAAACGAGTACAGAGAGAAGCTAAAAGAGGATTCCTAAAAGGTCTCGATGGTCGTAAGCTTTCGGTACGGTCAGAACATGCGGCACTCAACACACTGTTACAGTCAGCCGGTGCAATCGTTATGAAGGAAGCACTGGTTATCTTGGACAAGAAGATACAACACTTAGATGCTAAGTTTGTTGCAAACGTCCACGATGAATGGCAGATTGAATGCTCAGAGGAACACGCAAAACAAGTAGGCGATGCAGGCATTGAAGCTATCGTTGAAGCAGGTATAAACTTAAACTTAAACTGCCCCTTGGATGGGGACTACAACATCGGAGACGGTTGGCATGAAACCCACTAAAGCAGATAGAAAGAAGTTTGACCTTGACTTAGCATACGGCGAAGTTCGTGAGAATAAAATTGCAGAGATGCTTACAGGTAAAAAGATAGAAGTTAAATCAGAACGTGGTATGTGGATGAAGACCGGCAACATCGCCATTGAGTACAAGTCTTACGGTAAGCCTTCAGGCATCGACGCTACTGAGTCGGACTACTGGTTCCACAACTTGTGCATTGATGACAACGAATACTGCACACTTGTATTCAACACCGCTACACTCAAGAAGATTGTTAAGCGCCTAGATAGTTTTAAGACTGTATCAGGTGGCGACAACAGAGCAAGCCAGATGTACCTGTTAAACTTACAGAAGCTGTTTTCATCTGACGTAATCAAAGCATTCAAGGAGTTAGAAGATGAACCAGAAGCAGCTTGATACTTTAGTACCTGACATCTATGAGATACTTGGAAACCTTTCAAAGGGTGAGCCTCTTCCAATAACGGAGGAGGCGCTTGATGAGACGATGGCCTCGATGAAAGAAGCTATACTCCATTGGGCAACACCGAGGAAGAGGGACACTGACTTCACTGTACGAATGTCTAACGTAGGTAAGCCGTCCCGACAGATGTGGTTTGAGAAGCGTGACCCTTCTGGTCGTGGTGATGTTGATGGTGCAACGCAGATTAAGTTCTTGTACGGTCATGTCCTAGAAGAGATTGTACTTATGCTGGTACGGATGGCAGGACACAACGTCACCGATGAGCAGAAGGAAGTAACAGTCAACGGCATTGTCGGACACATGGACTGTAAGATTAACGGTCAGGTAGTAGACGTTAAGTCTGCATCCAAGTTTGCATTCAACAAGTTCCGCAACGGCACACTCGCCGCTGACGACCCCTTCGGTTATCTCGGACAGCTTGCAGGTTACGAAAAAGCAGAAGGCACAGACGAGGGTGGTTTCCTTGTTATCAACAAAGAGAGTGGTGAGTTGTGTATGTATGTGCCGGATGACTTGGACAAGCCGAACATAGATACTAAAATTAATTCTTTACTAGACGAATTAAAACTTGACACGCCGCCTGAAATGTGCTATAATCCCGAACCTGAAGGATTGAAAGGTAACATGAAACTTCCTAAAGGATGTACGTGGTGTAAGTATAAACACGAATGCCACAAGGATGCCAACGATGGCGAAGGCTTGAGAACTTTTAAATACTCTACAGGCTTTAAGTATCTTACTAAAGTCGTAGCTGAACCAAAGGTAGATGAGATACTATGAACGGAAAGAAGAGTAAGGCTATAAAGAACAAAGCGATAGGCATCCAGTTGGAGTGGGTGCAATCGCTTCTCGATACAGAAGAAGCACAGAAGGTAACACACAGTAACTTGCAGGACATGCTGCCCAAACAGACACACCTCTGGGCACAAGGGCAACTCTATAATAGTGCGTTTAGTTTGAGGCACATCAAAAACATAATAAAGAAACTGGTAGCTATCGACCCTAAGCGTAACATCTGGAAGATAACCCTAGAAGAAATCAAGGGTATGATGCACCAGTAAGAAAGGAGGCACATGAAGAAAGTACGGAAAGGATACAGAAAGGCACGAGTCAAGAGACCAGTTGAGAAAGATTTGGTTAAGGGCTACGACTCGAACTGGGAATACGAACTTCACCAAGGCATACTTGATGATTGGGAACACCACGTTGACAAGGTTGAGTATGTCATTGAGCACAAGTACGAGCCAGACTTTATTCGTACCATTGATGGTAAGAAGATTCTACTTGAAGCCAAGGGACGCTTCTGGGACTTTGCAGAGTTTAATAAATATGTATGGGTTGCAAAGGCGTTACCGGCTGATATAGAATTGGTGTTTTTGTTTGCCAACCCCAACGCTCCGATGCCTGCCGCTAAGGTACGTAAGGATGGAACAAGACGTTCACATGGTGAGTGGGCCTCGGCAAATAACTTTAGGTGGTTTAGTGAAGACACTATACCTGACAACTGGATTAACATAAAAAAGAAAGAGGACTTTAAAGATGAGCATTAATGACGCAACGCCGCAAGACTGGGACAAGGTTGCACAAACCGGTGAGCCTACGTTTGAAGAGTACATGAAGCGGCTTGATTCAAAGTATGTTTACGACAGCACTGAAAACTACGGCACTGAAATTACTTCTGATGCCGGAGATTTTAAAGACTGTTGGAAGTTTGAGCTAGAGAACGACGAGTGGCGTGGTGATAAAGCTGACCCTGTAAATGCTCCAGTACATTACAACGCCGGAAGCATTGAGTGCATCGAAGCTATCGAAGAGTCCATGAGTGCTGACGCATTCCGAGGCTACCTCAAGGGTAACTGCATGAAGTATCTGTGGCGTTATAGCTACAAGGGCAAGAGCTTAGAGGATGTTCAGAAAGCTCAGTGGTACTTGAACAAATTAGCAGGAGCACTTGGCGGATGAAGTGGTGGAGGATATGGGCTAAGTCGCTAGGTGAGAAGGTTGGAGAAACAGACCACCAAGCGGATATGGTTGCAGGTATCCGCACCTTCTGGTGGGTTGTCCATATCTTCA